CGTGTTTCCTTTCATTTTAATAACCCATATATAGGTGATTTTATAGGATTGTCAATGAAAATATTAATGAGTTTAATAATTTGTTCAAGCATTGCTGGTGAATGTATGCCACCTTTTCAATGGCCTGAAACATTTAAAACTAAATACGATTGCCTACATTTTGGTTATGAGGAAGCACAAAGAAAATTAGAAGAGATAGGCCGTGAAGATATCAACAAATACGGTATGTATATTAAGTTTACCTGCACACCAGTCGACACAATTTGACAATGTGGCTAAATTATGGTATGGCGAGAAATCTTCTCACCATTACCTACCCTTATTTTTCCCTCTTTAGGGTAGGTGTATCATCTACACATACAACCCACCATAGCGCTTCCATCTTCCATGATGTGCAAGTTTAACGTGTCAACATACCCAGTTAGTTTTAATCTAAGTATGTCACATAAATCAAGACAACTAACGTTGTTTGTCAACACTATTCCATCTAACATTTGTTTTGTTACTGGAATTAGTTGATACAGACCTTCGTTTAAAATTATCAGTTCCATGCATCTCCTCTATTAGTTTATACCATAGTTTTTTATACTTTGGATCTTTTGTTTTGTTCCAAAGATTTGCTAGTTCATCTGGATCTTTTCTCTGCACCATTTGATGTACCTAACGCTATGATTTTTTTTAAACTAGGAGCTGACAGTTGTATATTAACACCGTAAGATCTCCATTGTTGTTTCATTATATTTAACTCTAACAACAGTGTTGAGTATTGTCGTTGAGATATTGCATTTGTTTTTATTGTTATAGTTTTTTCTTTCATACCTAGAGACTAGGATATTTTGGGATGTTTGTCAACGGCCTTGTCGGTTGTATTTTTTATACGATCTTTTCTTTGATTTATTTAGGCTTTTTGTATGTCTGCCCGGACGTTTACGGGGTTTTGGACGTGGTACAAAGTTTACAAATTTACGCTTCGCCATCGAAATATTTTTCTACCTCTGATTGTAATGATCTTTTAGTTAGATGTGGTATATAACTTATCTTGCCATTTATATGTTGCTCTAAGTCTGCACCACATGTCATGCATCTAAAAAATTGTTTAGTTAAACCTACCAACGGTGTATATTCTTCACACGTCGGACAGATACCATTAACTATTTCTGCCTGTATTTTCATTATTTAAGTATAAGCTTTTTTATAGATTTTTCACCTAAATAAATTTCTGTCTCTGCTTCACTACGGATACATTTATATGATATATTTTGATTGTATTCACGTTCTGCAACACGACGTGCACGTAAACATGCAGCCATTGATTCTTGTATTCTGTGTTCCTTAATCTCTCCATCCCAGAACATCAACAGGGCCACCACAGTTTCTATCATTGTACATTACCATTTTTGTAGTGCATATCTCTAGCTTCATCTTTTAATGACTCAATATCTTCTAATACTTTATCCATTTGTTTTCTTAAAAATTCTATGTTTACTTTATTTAACGCCATGTTTTCTATGTGCTTATTTAATTTATCGGTAGTCTTATAAAGATCTTCGATCATCATGTACTGTTCCGAGTCCGCGGGAAGTGAACCAAGTTGGCCCCGTGGCCATTTTATTCTAAACTCTGTATTCTCTTCAAGATCTTTCTCCATTATCTGTATACGAGTGTCTGCAACATTAAGACGTTCTATAATTTGGAAATAGCCCATGGTGCCGAGAGCTACGATGATTATCAACGAGGCTACCGTCTTCATCGGCATTTGCACAGCGGCCTCTTCAGATATATTTAAAGGTTTTTTACTCATCTTTTGGTTTTGGTAGCGGTAGTATATACTCTTTTGGTGGCATTTTCAATGTGCTGTTGTTATTGTCTAAAGTCTTAGAATCTGGATTTTCTTTAATATAATCGTCTTTTAATTCATCCCAAAGACTGCCTGTGGGCATAGTTTCTACCTCATCTACTTGTGGTATAACACCTCGACATTTTGATACTAACAATGCAAAGTTTTGATTTTGTGCAAGACTTGGGTTTCTATTAACCTTATTACACATCTTCATTAGTTCTAATTGTTGTTTGATTTGTGCATTTTCTTTTGATGTTTTACAGTCTGTGCCAAGATATTTTCTAAATGTTAATCTTAATTCTTGAGAATTACTTTCGTTCCAACTACGATCATAATTATCATATTCATAATCACGATTAGATACAGATACATCCACTTCACCACATCTGGTATTACCATCGTTAAGATATTCATTTCTAGGGTAAGCAGGATCTGCAAAAAATGCTAATGCAGCTAACATTAAAATAAGAATTGCTGTAAATCTGTAGTTCATCCTGGCGATCTCCATAATTCATCCTAATAATTTATTTCCCTGTTTAAGTCTTTAATATCGTATTCCATCTGTCTAACTTTATCAGCCAAGACTTCGTATAAATTTTCAGCCATCTCCCATGTACCTTCAGCTCTTTCTAATTTTGCAATAACAGTGTTAACACCATCTGTTAAAACTTTTATGTCCCTTTGTATATTTACTAAATCTACTGTTTGAATTTTTTCTATCTCTGCTTTGTTAGCATTAATTGTGTCTGTTAAATTAACAACATATTTAACACCTGTAAAAGTTCCGACCAAGACCGAAGCCACGACCGGAACCATTACTATATTTTTTTTTAACAAGTCTGCTAAATTCATTTATCCCCAAATAAACCAAGTTTTAAATCTTTTCCAAAGTTTTTTTATTTTATCAATCATTTTTTTTCTCCTCTATTTCATAGAAGAACTTGTCGGTATCCTCTGTCCGCCATGCTCTACTATCTTCAACATTCCATTCAGATGTCTGCACTTTCCAATCAGGAATATTATCTTTCACTGTGAAAGAAGGTATGTCCCATATACATCGATTGTTTGGCTGTGCTGCAAAATTGCCATCATCTAAAGCAATAATGTGAGCGCACTTGTGTTCGTGCGGAATCTCTGAATGATCAGTGTCAAGTATGTTAGCCTCTGGATGAGCAAAGTCAATAGTAAATAAATATTTTCCTGAGTGCCATTTTTTATCTTTTCCTATATACTTACCGGCTTGCGATTCTAAAATATCCCAAGAAGTGACAGCAGGATAATAAGAAAAACAATTCCAGAGCTGTAGTTCATCAAGTCTTCTTCTGGGCACTCTATGTGGGTCAAATCCCTTTTGAATAAACGCGCTAATTGGTAAGCGATAAAATATTGCACCGTTTTCCATAATAGCATGCCATAGTATGCTCCGACCTGTAAGAGCGCTAATACCAAAGATAATACAGTCTTCAACTTCTCCATGATGTTTTTTAAGATCATATAAATATTCTCTCCTTATTTGAGCATAAGTCGGTGGTATGTTTGCATTTAAATACGCCATAATATGTCCTCACTTTATTGTACCCCAATTTGGTCCTGATTGATAGTCCACTTTGTTAGGCACCTTAAGTTTTATTGCATCCTCCATGATAGATTTTATTTCATCTGCTTGTTTGTCATCTTTAATAGAAAAACAAAGTTCATCATGAATTTGTATGTGAGGTATGATACCTTGTTCATATAAATCTACCATTGCTTTTTTTGTCATATCTGCTGCTGATCCTTGTATTAATCTATTCAAAGCTTTGTAAGTAAACGCAGGTTTATAATGTCTCTCAAAGTATTGACCATGTGGATCGCTTTCATGTCTATTTTTTGCTTTCTCTGCGTGATATCTGTTTTCTGCTTCATCTCTTTTAAGTATTGGCACCGGTATTTTAACTATTTGTTTTTTACCATCTACCTCTTGATAATCACTTATCTCAAATATTCCTTTTTCAGGATTCCATTCTTTGTTAATAGGTTCCCACTTATCAAATCTACAGAATCTATCTTCTAGTGTATAAATGTTTTTATTTTTTTCTGCAAAGTCTTGCAATCCTTGTGATAGTTTTTTAACAAAAGGCACTTGACTATGGTATTTTTCAAAAAGTTCTTTTGCTTCATCATCTTCTAACTCTAAAGATCTAGCTAATTTATTTTTACCCATGCCATAGAAAAGACCTAAGTTGATTGTTTTTGCCTGTTTCCTGGTAATTTTAGCCATTCTAGCAACGATTTCATGAAAATCGGTAGTTGGGTCCTCTCGATACTCCTCTGCCATTTCTTCAGCTCCGTAAAAGCCATTCTTCAAAGCATAGTGTACAACCAGTCTAGGCTCTTGTTGTGAGTAATCAAATGATCCCCACTTGTGATTTTCCTCTGGTAAAAACAGTTCTCGTATCTTACTACCTAATTCACTTCGAGCAGGTATCTGTTGTAGGTTTGGATTACGCATAGAAAACCTACCCGTAACTGTCCCACCTTGATCTGATCTTATTTGATTTATATCTGCGTGTATTCTACCTTTGTGTATAAATTTTAAAATACCACTTACAAAAGTGTTGAATAGTTTATCTAATTGTCTGGCTTTTGCAATCATTTTTAAATACTTATTTGTATGTGATTCTAAATATAATTTTGTTATACTAGCTCGCCCTGTTTTAGGTGTTGTTTTATAATCTGTAATCTTTTGATGATCTAATAGTGGTTGAATAGAATCTGCAGCCCAGATATCAATGTCTAGATTTGTTTCCTTCTTTATTGTTTTTAATATTTCTGCCTGTTCTTTTTTAAGAGTATCACCAAATGTTTTTGCTTTCTCTTCATCAACTCTCACTCCTAAAAATCTCATCTCAACTAGACAAGGAAACAATCTAGTCTCTATATCAAATATATTTTCTAAAGTTTTTTTATTTTTAGATTCTGTATTTATTGGTGTCTTAATAATTTTTTCAAACTTATTCCAAAGTTTTAATGTAAGTAAAACGTCTTGCTCTGCATAATCAACAACTAAATCGTATGGTAGCTTATGCATGTTAGTCATTGGATCTGATATGCCATGTAATTCTTTTGCTTTATCTGTAAGATCATGTTTGTATTTTTCGTCATTTAAATAATCTTTAGCTAATGCATCTAAACTATACTTGGGCCTATTCTCATCAATGACTGAAGCTGCTATCATGGTGTCATACACAGGTCCTTTTAACATCATGCCTGTAGCTGCACGTATCCAACAAACATCGTACATAGCGTTGTGAAATACTTTTGTTACTTTTTCATTTTGAAAAAGTATTTTATTTAAATGTTTCCATAAAATATTTTTACCGATGTTTTGACCTGAATGAAGATGACCTATTGGAAAATAATATTTTTCATCTCTGTATGCAACGGCAACTCCACAAACTTTACCTTTACCTATGATGGCCCCTGATCCGTGAGTCTTGAGGTCTGGGTCGTGTGTCTCTAAGTCGACAGCAACAACATCACCATCTTTAATATCTAAGTCTTCTAAATCTGGTATCACTTATAGTCCCTTTCTATAATCATCTCTATAAAATGTATTGCTTTCAATAAATCCTCTTTACCATTTTTATCTTGATGTCTAATAATGTATTTAATAGCACATCCTTCTGGGTAGAGCAACTTATTCTCCACCACAAATTTACTTGGCTGTATCACATACTTTTGATAGTGACTCCCGCCGTGCTGTTTATCCCAAACTTTGCTCATGAGTATCCTCCTTTCCTGCAAATGTTAAATTAGTTGTGCTTTTTAATAACCACAAAGTTTTCTTCGCACGTGAACATGCAACAAACTTCATTCGTTTCTTTGAAAATAAATCTTCTTCTTTTGTTAATTTAAAATCAAAGACTACGTTATCAAACTCTTTACCTTTGATTGTGTGTATGTTTTCTAAGAAAACTCTCTTGTCTTCTAAATCTCTGTTGTTAGTTACTATTTGACGTATGTAATTTTTCATGTGTATTGTATCTACTTTGCTAATCAACTGAAAATCATTTATGTTTTTTACACCTGGAACGACAAACCCTTTGTCGACTAACCAGTTTATATCGTAACTTCCGTTGTCCTCATCTTCTAGTTGCTGAATAGTCTTTCGTGTGTATTGTGGATGCATAGCTTTAAACATGGCTTTAATTTTTGTTAATGATCTTTTTTCTCCGTTGGCAAAACCTATGAATTCTCTTTGGTTTTTAACGTCATTAGTTGGATATTTAAATTTAAACTTACTCTTTTCTTTGTTTGGTATCTTAACAGGAATTCCTATTTGCATAATATAATTTATCATATCTCTTGGTTCACCACCTCTGTAAGTAAATATAAAGTTTTCATCTGTATTTAATATTCTATTTTTTAATTCAGACGCAAAAGGGTCTTGCGTCAAACTCGATAAATAAAATAACTCACCTTCTACAGTCTGATCGTTTTCTTTTCTTGGTTTCCATACTCTAGTATAATCATACTCTTGCCAGATATCTGATATTATTTTTTTACAATAATCATTTATCACTCTAGGACATCTGTATCCTTGTT